CACCTTCTGATTCAACAATTTCATCGGCTTTGTAAAGTTTTACTTCAGTCCCATGTTCATTACATGAAGCTGGTTTTGGAACTACTATTTTATATTTTTTTGCCATTTTAAATCCTTATAAGTGTGGGGTGTTTTACCACCCCACTATTATTCATACTTACGCTAAGCTGTAAGTTGAAGCACCCCCAGCGTGTCTTGGGAATCCTTTGATACATGAAATTGACATTGGAGTACCAGTGCTGTGATTGCCTGTTCTGACAATATCAACTCTGATATATCTTTTGCCACCTACATATCCAATTCCTGACACTTGTGGTGTTTCAGCATTATCATCTAGTGTTAGCCATGTGCCATCTGTTGCGATAGCAGCATCTGTAACATCTAATTGACTACTTACTGCAGTAAGAGAACCACTTGTATCACCATGAAAAAGTTTTAACTCATACTTTAAGTTTGCTGCTAAAGTATCACCTTCAACACCTGAATTACACATTACAAATGCACCTTCAAAACCTTGTAGGTCTATCTCTGAACCAGTTGTAGTTGTAGCATTTCCAGATGCGACTACTGCTGCAGTCATGCTGACAGGTGTTAAATTATTTCCTAAATCTTTCATAATTAATCCCTGCTTACGCTGTTACTTTAAGTTTATTTATGGCTTCAGGAAGAATCACTTGCCCACCAACTCTTTTTCTTGCAATGTATCTCACATTACCAGTTGTTGCTTGGGTAAATGGGTCTCTTAAAACCGCCAATGATACTCTATCTACAATCATATATGCTTTACTGAAGTCACCAAAAGCAACTGGAAAAGCATTTTGAGCAATAGATGGCATATCAGTAGCTTCCACATAAGGCTGACCAAGAATAGTGTTAACCATGTTACCACCAAGCATCATACCTGTTTGGAATACATACTGACCTGCAGTATCTTTTAATTTTCTAATTTCAGCTAATGTGCTTCTGTTAAAAACAAAAGTACCATTTCTGCCATAATCAGACTTTATGTTGTGTACTAGAGATATTAAGCTATCACCAGTAATTGCAGTATTTGAACCTGAATCTACTGAACCAACATCACTATTAGTCATAAATCCTTCAGGCTTACCCACAGCATTACCACTTACAAATGCAGTACCTTCAGCTTTTGCAAACTGTGTCGCAAATTCTGATTGCATTTCTGCTTCAAGATCAAATACTGAATCTTCTAAGTCTTGCTCTGATATATCAACTAAAGCGTAATGCTCATGTGCTGGTAATTCTTCAAGACCTACTTGATACCCAGTAGTTTCACTTCTAGTTCCACTTTCAGCAACCCACTCAGCAGAGAAAGTTCCAGTTCTTTTTGGGATCTGAACACTTCTTTGCCCTGTGCTTCTTACTCTAGCAATACTTCTAATTGGAGAAATCTCAGTAACATCTTTAATGAGTTCTCTAATATATTCAGGTGGTGCTAAGTAACCGCCAGTTGAGTCATTGCTGACTGTTAAAGCTTTCTTTTCTACTGCATCAAGTCCTTCAAGTCCTTTTCTGCAATATTTGTCAAAAGCTTCCATGTATTCATCTACTTGCTTACTTTCAAAGCCTGAGTTCGGTCTTTTTACGACTGTTTCAAGTTTATCAAGTTGGCTTTTGATGTTTTCAGCGTTTTGTTCAGCAATTGTTAGTTTCTGATTGATGTCTTCGTAAGAATCCATCTTAGCTTCCATTTTAGCTAATTTCTCGTCCACATATGCTGTACTTTCGCCTTTTTCTATCGCTTCAAGTTTTTCGTCATTTACCTTTTTAAATTCTTCAAAGGTTTTGCCCATTTCTTGAATAGCGTTTTTTACATCTTCCGACATAATAATCTCCTATATTAAGATTTTAAGGTTAAAGTTAAGTTCTTTATGGCATCTACCAGTTCAGCATTAGAGCCAACATCTCGTTGACCGAATGCATCAGTCACAGCTTTTGCTGCGACTTTCGCTTCTGAACGAGATAATGCGAAAGCATCTCGCATTCCATTTTCCCATTCTCTAATAGTTATCTCTTCACCTTTGACCGACATTACTGTGGCTTTTGGGTTCATTGGAAAAGTTACCAACGAGACTTCCATCAAATCTACTTCTTTGATAATTCGCTTGTTTGCTCTCTTATCATACGAAACTTCTTGTGGGTTCACTCTAAATCCTATAGATAGACCATCTAAAGCACCCATTTTTAATAATTCATAAGCTTCTTTACCAGCTTGTGTTTGTAAAGCAAGTCTGCCTTTTACATACAAACCTTTTTCATCTTCTCTAATTTCATCAAACACACCAATTGGCATATCTGATTTGTGTTGATAAAGTAACTTCACTTGATATGGTTTTTTTCTTTTTAATGTTTTTGAAAATGCACCTGTTTCAATGACATCGTTTCCTAGATCTTTATTACCAAATACTGATCCATAACCCTCAAACACACCATAATCTTTATCTTCTTCATCATCATCATTTGGCATATATGCTTTAAGATCAGATTGAATTTCAAGAGTTTGTTCAAGATTGTCTAATGCATCTTTCATGTCTTTTGGTTTTTTCTTTTTGGGTTTTTTTCCGTAACCTGAAACTTCTCTGCCTACAAGTTCAGTGTATTCAGCGTGTGTTTTACATGGCATAAATACTAGATTGCCATTTTCATCGTGTGAGTGTGTTCCACTACAACCTATTTCATCGGCTCTTTCTTGTGCTTCCTCCTCAGTCGTAAAAACATCTCTTCGTATTTGTTCTTTACTATCCAAAGAATCTTCTTTGCTTGAATTATAACTACTGCTACAGACAGCTAACCTTTGATTTGAATCATATTCATCAACCATAGTGCTATCTCCCATGCATCTTTTCATAAAATCCTGCCTAGACTCATTACTGTTTGGTTTGGGTATAGGCATAATTACTTTATATAGTATCTTATTGGATAGATTAGCACAATATATAGGTGAATATAAAATAATTAAATAAATACTTGTATATGTATTCCATTTTGGACTATAATTGATTCATCATAAATAAATTGAGCCGAAAGGCAGGAGAATAAAATGATTATAAATAATGATGCTTTGATTGAACTTATTAGCATAATAGCTAAAACAAGTTGGGAAACTGATGAATTTCAGTATGATAAAAATAAAAACAAAACATCAACAATCATGAGAACATCATGTTTTGTTGTTGAGTTAGCTGATTTTTTAGAGTCACTGCCTAATTATCAAAATGAGGTAAAATTTGATAGAGAGAGTTTTATTTCAGCAACATCAAAATTAGTTAAAACAAAAACAGATTTTGACTCTTTCTAATCTAAAATTGATGTAGATAATTAATATTTTTGATTATATTTAAAGGCTCTTTGTTGAGCCTTTTTTTTATTCCATATCTCTTTCATCTGCATAAACAATTACACATCTACAGTTTATAACATTAGCTGCACCACCTCTTGAATCACCTGCAAAACCCATTGGCACACCACCAACTGTAAAATCTTCGTCCATGTCTACTATCTGACCACTAGCTGCAGCGTGAGTAGGTCTTGTTCTAGCGTCATTGGTTGCAACCCATTTTTTTAGCATCTTCATACCTAAATCTTCTTGAACTGTTTTATGGTACGAATGATTTGCAAAAGAAGCTGCACTATGTGTTTCTGTTCTTGCAATTAGTGCTGCTCTTGCTCTGCTTATAGGTAAAAACTGATCTGATACAAGTTTTGCTATTTGTGGAAGTGTAAGATTATCTGCTCTACCTTGTTTTATAATCTTTGATATTCGGTTTGACATACGAACACTTATACCAGTTAATATTAATTGTCTTGATGTAAAATATTCGTTCACAACATTCTCAAAGTCTATACTTCTACCAAATACAACTGCTTCTTGTTTGTAATTGTCTTCATACTTGTTTTCGTTAAAATCGTATATAGATTTAAATACCCTACGATAGTGTGATTGTATTAAAGGTATAAAATCTTCATTAAGTATTTGTACTGCTGTTGCTTCTTGATAAATACCAAACTCATTAAATAGATGCATTTGTACTTTAACAAACTTTCTAAATAAAGAATTTAATCTTCTAAAAAATCTTTTTTCTAAATTGTTACGAAGTATAAGTTGTTGTCTAATTTCGTTGCGTTCAGATATTCTTCTTTGTCTAAGACTTCTTATTCTTTTAAATTGGGTTGCCTGACTCACAAGAAAAATTTTACAAAACTCACAAGTCAGGTCTTAGAGGAAAGTGGGTGTCCTTTTGGAAATAAATCTTGATCATGTTTACCACCTTGAAATCTACCAGTCCTTAAAGCAAACATAAAGCTATTCGTACGAGCATATGCCCACTGGTCAGGACCACTTACATTCGGTCTAATACTTGCAGGATTATTTCGGTACGCCCCAACTCCTCTACGAAAGACTGCTTCTAACATTCTCAATGTTGCTCTTTTCTTAGGATTATCGCCATACTTTTCATTATGATCATCAACCTTTTTTTGTAATGCTTTTTTTACTTTGGCAGAAACTTGTTTTTGATCTTCAACTACAGATATATGTTTATCATCATCTTTTGGTTCAAAATCTT